TCAAACTGGTCGTAACCTACACGTACATCACCAATCTTAATAGTTCTTGGCTCCCACTTAGCGTCTAGCCATACTTGTCTTTTCTGCCTATCTACAGGGCCGTTACCGTTAAGGTCGCCACGCATCCATGCTTGTGCAGCCATAAATACTACAGCAGTACCCATAGAAAATCTACCTAGTTGTAAAGCTCTAGCATTGGCTAGTTCTTCAACAGTAAAGATACCGTATTTAGATACACTACTTAGATCGTTAGGGTTAGCAAATGCAATGTCATTAAACTCTTTGACTAAGAAGTTAAAACCGGGTGTATACTTACCTGTCAATGCAAGACCGTTTACACCAGTTCTAGCAAACAAAAAGAATGGTTTAGCTAGTGGTGTAGCTGAAAACACATCGTTTAGACCCTTTGCAAAACCTGTTAGAGGTTGTGTAAGTGTAACTTCCTGACGTGCAAACTTTGTAGCTTCATCAACAATGTTACCTTGATTATCAAACACTTGAGAGTAGAAATCGTCTTCATAAGCTTTTAGCAGCTCAGGTGTAATTTCTGGCAACTCAATACCGTTTTTCTGCATATCTAACACTCGACGCATAGCTTTCTCACGCATCTTTGCACGACCAAGTATGTATGCAAACGCATCGTCAGTAGCAGCCATAAGCTTGGTAGAATATGTAAACAGGTTAGTGTTATTCATATTACGTGCCATGTTAGCAATTCTAAATGCAGCAATATCTCCCTCTGTTGCTCTACCACTATCTTCTGCCCAACGTCTAAGTATTTCCCAGTTATCGTCAGCAGCTGTATATTCTGAGTAACGTGTCTTTACACTGCGTATATCACCTTTCCAGTATGAATTTAATTTAGTTCTGAATAGCTCAAAAGACTCTGGCACAGACTCTATCATAGCGTTTACTGCTGATAGACTACTTCGTAATGTAGCTGTGTCTCCAGTAAAAGGTACTTTTAGTGTAGCACCGATAGCTGTAGCAAGTGGTCTTAAGAATGTTGCAGTAGATGTACCCATAATAGCTCTAGCTGGTGTTTTAGGGCCAGATAGTATACCATGTGTCATCACACCTTCTAATTCACGTATCAAAGCACCAGTACGCTTTACACCGTTAGGTTCTAGTTGACCGCCTTTGATAACAGTACGTGCCCATTTATCAAAGTCATCTAAAGTATTCAAATCCTTCATCATAGAAAACGCTTCAAACAATGCGTTTAGTAGATCATCGTTATCGTCCTCTTTGGCAATCTTTAGAATACTCATGATAGACTCTCTAGTATTTGCCATCTCTTCTGTCAAAGCGTCGTCAACAGCTTGTTTTGCTTTCTTACCTGTAACTGATAATGCTCTAAAAGAGTCAGACTTTATAAATCTAGCCTTTTTAGTTTGGTATAAAGCAGTTAGCATAGTGTCTACTATCTGTTTAGCAGGCCCATCTATGTCAGTAAGGTCGACTAAGTCAGCTATTTCACGACCAGCTACACCTAAATCACGTAACTGTCTAAGCAGCGTACCAGATATTAAGTCAGCTATAACTACATTTTTAGATGTCCATACTTCTACACCATCAATAACGTCAGGTTGTGCTTCAAATAATTCTTTTAGGTATTCTTTTGCTGACATATCGGCAGCGTTTCTACCTTGTGTAATACGTTGATGTGCTTCTACAGACTCCTTATAAGTTTCTGCAAGCTTTACTCTATCACCTTTTGCAGCTTCTAGTTCTTTAGCAAACTTTTCATTACTAATAAGTCCTTTATAAATACGTTCTACCTGAGCTACATCTGTACCACCTTCTTGTGCAATACGTTCTCGTTCTAGTGGTGTTGTTACAGAACCAGCAGATCCCTCTTCTGCACCCCATTCGTTACGTGTACGGGATAGCTGTTCACGAGCTTTTTGTGGTTCTACTTCTGTTATGTGTGCCGCTTGGTGTGGTTGAGATATAGGTGCATTTTTATCTGCTCTAAACTGTTCTTCACCACGTCTTAGTTGTGCTAAACCATTTGCAACTGTTTGATCTTTTAGACTTTTGTTTCTAGCTCTTATCTGTGTTATAGCTGCATCACCGCCTTGTTTAAGTGTGTATGCTAAACCGTCAAAAAACAGTCCTATACCCATACCTTCTACGATGTTTTTTATCTTCATCATAACAGGATGGTCAGTATCTTTTGTAGCTAGTGGTGTATCAAACCAGCCATATCTGTCACGCAATGCACCCATAGCGTTTTGGCCATCTGACTCTTTAGATACAAGATCAGACACAGCTCCTAACGCAGCACCTCTAACAAAGTTTGCCTTAGTAAGAGCAAGTAAACCAGCTGGTATAGTCACAACTCCTGTTGCAGCTATACCTTTAGCAGCTAGCAGTGCACCAACAGAAAGAGATCCAAAGTGTACTAGACCTCTTAGTTGTCTGCCCCACCATGTTCTTGTTTCTATTGGATTATCATAACCTCCAAAAGGCGACCAGTCAGGTCTATAGCCGCCTGTTTCTTGGTTTTGTTTCTGCATTTCTCCAGAAAACGCATCAAATGTGCGTTCTGGAAATGTTGCAATAGAAGATGCAGTATCCTGTAAACCTCCAGATAAAATGGATTGGGCTTCTTTTGCAAGACCTTTAAGACCCCATGTATCAGCATTACGGGGATCTTTTTGCTCGGCAAGAGCCTGCTCTTCTTGTTTTATTTCATTTGATTTCGCAAGTTCTTCTGCGATAATTTGGTCTCTATATTCATCAGATGCCTGCTGCATTTTGTTTGCAACATTATCTACCAAATTTTGATCTATGTTATAATCTGGTTCCATTTACTCTTTTTTAGTTTCTTTGTTTTGCTCTTCAAAATTTTTAAAGTAATTAAACTTTTCATTATCGAAGTCTGCTCGACTATTCTTTAACGTCCTTCTTAGTATTTTTGGTACAAATTCTCCCTCATTAATTCTTTTCTGGAAGAACTGTCTAAGTTTTAACTGTTTAGATTTATCGGCATTGTTACTAAGTATAAAATCTGTAAGAGGAGCGTAGTTACCTCGTCGTATAGAGCTCCTACCTTCTTCTTCGAGAAAATCAAACTCTGGATTATTAAGTATAAACTGATCTAAACCTAACTTCTGATTGCTCTGCTCTAACTCATTTAAGAATACTAAAGCTATATCCTGTTGTAAATTATGAAACTGGTTGTTAGGCATGTTTCTAAGAGTTGGAAAGAATCGGAGTATAGCAGCTTTTTCAACTTCTTTTAGATCCGACAATCTTCTCCAATCTGAGTCTGCTTCAGTTACAGCACCCATAATACTATTACTTTTATTAGCCTGTACTCTAACTAATTCAACAGCCATAAGACTTTGAGTATCTTCATTAAAATCAGCATCTAAACTGATAGCACCACTGTCTACAGCAGCTATTAGTTCTTCTGATGAAAAACCATAAAGACCAAAGTTAGTAGCACCTTTCTTAGCTAAATTGTAAACTTGTTCTACACTTAAAACACTTTCAGGCTCTGTAAATACAATTTCTTTGAGTTTTTGGCCTAGACCTTTACCTTCATAGTAGTTTACACCATTACCAGTTTTTAACGCATTAAGCATAGCCCTTTCGTTAGACCTATTGTCGTCTGCTGTATTAAGAAGTGATAGAGTTTTAGTTGAGTTAAAGTTATAAAATAAAAAGTCTTTATCTTCTTTTGAAAGTTCTAATGTATCCTCTGGGTTTTCTGCAAATTTATTATTTTTACTTAGTAAGCCCATAGCTCGCAGTCTTTCTATTGCATACTGCCTGCCTCTCATACCGTTAGCATTAGCTATTATTTCTAAGTATGCTGGAAACTCTGTTCTAAAGCCACTATCTACATGCTCTATATATTTTAGTAAGGCACGCTTTTCAAAAACTGAGTTAGTTGTCGGATTTCCTATCCACTCACTTTTATTAGTCTTAAATGCGTTTATATCATTATCTACATCTGCTTTTGTTGTAGGTCTAAGTGAGTCATAGCTTATATCAAAATCACCAGCAACTAACTTATTTAGCACTTTGTCGTAGTGCCTAGAGATAGCTTCATCAAGAGTGATATCTACATTCTGCCTTTTTTCTTCTTCAACTAATCGTTGCAGTTCTGCCTCTGCTTTAACTACAGCTAGTTTTTGCAGATCGTCTAGTTTGTAAAAAGGATCAGCATCACTTTTTAGTCTTGATTCCCATGCTGCTGTATAATTAACTTTACCAGATAAAGCATTTGCAACACCTACTTTACTAGAGTATGATTCACTACCTTGACTTGATGTTTCATCACCGGTAAAAAATGCGGGCCTATATAAATCTGTACGAAGTCCCGAACTAATCAGTTCATTTACAAATTGTTCTTCAAATACAGCTAGTTGAGCGGACTCAATTTTGTTATTATTAGCCGCTCTAAAGTCCCTAATTAGGTTTGAATATTTTTTTACAATGGTAGAATATGCTTCGTCATCGCTTTGAATTATAGTTGCTTGAATTTTATCAAGATAACTAAGATTACTTTGTAAAACTCCGGGACTACCAAATGATGAGTTAGCGTACCCTTCAACTATTTTTCCAGAAGTTTTGTCATAAAACTTAGCAGTGTTTTTAAAGTACTCTATTCCACCGGGATCTAAGCGATCTTTAATATTAGGTAAGACACTTATTAGATATGCCATAGCTTCCGCTGGTGTCTTGTAACCTTTTTTGAGCATGATTAGTTCAATTAAGCCACCCTCACCTTCTGCTGCATCAAACACTCCATTATAAACAATATCTGTAACAGAAAATCCAGAAGCATCAGTTGTTGTAACCTCTTCATACGAATTAAAAGCATCAACAATTCTTTCTGTTAAATCTTGATTAACTCTAGTGTTAAGTCTATTTACACTACCAGTATTCCAAGTTCTTAGTGCGGCTTCTCTTTCCTTAATTAATCTAGGTAGAAGAGTTCTATTAACATATCTCTGAACCTGACTACTATTTATATCTACATTTTTTCGTGCTAACTCAACATAAAAGTTAGTAAGTATTAATTCTATACCATCTTCTAGTATGAGTTCAGCATCTGACTCTAAATTTTGATTATAGTAAGCTTTATCTTCAATATAAGTATTGAAACTAGAAGAGCTAAGAGAAGTAAATCTATCCTTAGTTTCTTTGAAATCTATATCTTGTATGTCAGGAAAGTATTGAGCTTTAAGTAACTCAAATGCTACTTTATCTTCTTTTGCAAGTTCTCGTAATATAGCTTCCTGTTGAGCTTTGTTAACATCTTGTAATCTTTCGTTGTATTCAAGAACAGTTTTTCGAGTATCTTTTGATATCTCTCTAAACCTCTTTCTAGTTTCTCTAGCTTCACGATTAGCTTCACGAGTCTCTACAAAGGAACCAACTTTTGTTACTAAAGTTTCAAGACCAGAAAGATTATCAAAAAAGTTTCTAGCCTTTAGTTCTTCAATCTGTGCAAGCTCTTCACCAAACTGTCTAAGGTCTTGTTGATTTTTTTCAATTTGCTCATTGACCTTTTCTTCGAGATTAGGCTCAGTTTGAGCGTAGTT